CGTGGGTCAGGATGTTGGCTTCCATGCCCTTGATGGAGGCCACGATCTCCTTGACAGGATCGATGTAGCCTCGGGCAGGGCCAATCCAGCGGGTGCCGAGGTAGGCGTGCTGGGCGTCGTAAAAATCGGGAGCGCCGGCCGGGATGGTCCAGAGACCGCGCAGGAATGCCTCCTCCTGGACCATGGCCCAATTGACCTGACAAAAGTGGACTCCGGCCCAGGAGCGGTAGATCATGTAGACCCGCCACGCTTCGAGCAGCGCGGCCCGGGCCGAGGAGTAGTTCGTCTGCGAGAAATCCTTGGCCAGGACCTCGTAGGGCATGCCCGTGGCCGCGGCCATGGCGCGCATGACCAGACGGGCGAAGGCCTCGAAATTGTTGCCGGGGTGGTTCGACTCCAGAATATATGGCTTTTCGTTCGGCGATCCGTACAGGATGGTGCCCGGGGCGTAGTTCTTATGGTAGGACGGGTTGGGATTGCCGTCTTCGTCGTATGGCTCTGGAGCCGTGTAAGAACCGGCTGCGGCTGCCGCGTTGGGATCCTGTGATGAAATGAACACCGGGATGGACGCGGCCATGATCTGGCCGATGAGGCTGTAGTCGAACGAGTCGTCCAGAAGCCGGTAGAATTTCATGGCCGGGGCCAGAGCGCTACGCCCCCGGTACTGTTCTTCGCGGGTCAGGCGGAACCCGTGCAGCATGCCGGGGCGGTGCCCCTTCCTGGCCGGAATCCGCGAGTAGCTGGAACTGGAACGCAGCTCGCCGCCGTCGAACCGGCTGGGGTTGCTCACCCAGTAGGCGGTTGGGCGGCCGTCTTCGTTGACCTCCACGCCGTCAATGATGTGTTCCCTGTCGAAGAAGTCGAACGGGGTGGACAGCCGCGAGGGATGGATGTCCTGCAGGGCGTAGGAGAACGTGCGCTCCGGATACGCCGTATCATCGAGCATCCGGGGCAGAAAGAGAAATTCGCCCTTGGTCAGCACGGAGTGCAGGGCGAGGAATTGCAGATCGTTGAAGGTGGCCAGGCCGCGGGAATGGGCCTCGGTGTTCCAGATCTTCCAGACGCGCTCCATGCTCTCCTGAAGCTCGTTCGCCTGATCTTCGGTCAGCCCCAGGGCTTTGCGGTCAACCCGCGACTGCGGCTTGAGGCCCGGCCCGACCACGTTGACCGTCATGGAATCGATGACGGACGCGGCGTTCGGGTTGTTGTCGACGAGATCTTCGGCGCGGCGGGCTATGACTTCACGCTCGCGCGCCTCGCCGTCCTGGGTGGTACGCGGCGAGTGCCAGTTCGACATCGTACCGCGGAAGCTGCCGGCCGTGGAACGGACCCGGCCGAGGCCTCGCGCCTTAACGGCCCTGCTACGGGCGACGGCTTGGGAACGGGCAGACGGGAAGCGGGTCATCTCATGACCCTCCCCTGGACCGCCACCGGGCCGGACTTGCCATCCCAGGTGTCCAGCTCGCGCTTCAGATACTGGAGGTTCGCCCGGATCTTCTCCGGATCCTTGTATTCGACGCTGTCGCCGTCAACGGTATTGTTGGGAGAAAGTGCCTGCATGAGCGCGGCCTTGTTGGCCTCGATCTGCGCGACGATCTCCTCTCTGCTGTTCCAGATAGACATGCCCCGAACCGTAATCCGGTCCGGGGCATAAAGTCGTGGACTCTATGGACACTATGGACACTATGGACAGAAAGTGTGTTTTTCCCCAAAAACTCACCCTGACTTTCGATTGCGCTCCCTGTAGGCTTCGATATCGGCCTGGGGGACGCGCACACCCCGGCTGCCAAGGGTGTAGGCGTTGGGGAATTCCTCGTCATCCACCAATTGATAGAAGAAACTCTTGGAACACCCCAGCAACTTGATAGCCTGCTTCCAGTTCAATCCCGGCCCCAGATCCTTTCTCATCTCCATGACGTCTCCTTATTTCCCGAACCACCCGGGACGCCATCCGCCCAGGATATCCGATTGTGTTACAGGTCGTTCCTTCACTACCGCCGCCTTCTTCCGCTTTCCCTTCGGGGGCTTCCGGTTAACGCCGCCCAGGTGGTACCAGGCCGCACGCGCGTAGTTCTCGCAGTCCCAGTAGTCCACCTTCCTGCCCGAGGGCTGCACCCACACCTGGCGCTCGTCGTCGAAAAACTCGGCGCACATCTGCGCGGCATAGTCGTGCGGCATCTCCTCCTTGTTGTAGAGATGGAAGCCGCATGGATCACCCGGCTCCACCGACATGGCTGTGGACAAGTCGTCCTTGAAGAACTTGTTGTCGATGTTGACCAGCGTGAGCCCACCAGGAATCTTCACCTTGGTGTTGGGGAAATATTCGATGTTGGAAAACGTCAGCGGCGCGTTGAGCGTGTCCCTCCCTCGAATGGGGAGCATCTTGCCCCGATGCTTTGTCGCCAACTGATAGATTTCCTTGGTCCGGTGCCCCATGGCATCCCAGAACACCAACTCAACCCGATACTCATTCCCTTCGTTATCCAGGTAGGTCTGCCCCCAAAGGATTTCTTCCATGTCGGGAATTGTCAGGCCAATGCCGGTCCGCACCCTCCATGACTCCTCGGCATCACCGAATCCAAAGGCCACGATGGTGTAGGGCAGACTCCTGTCCTGGGTGTCCACCCCGGCCACCAGTCCGGCCACGCGCGGTACGCCGTCAACCGGCCCAGGCACCATCATGCGGGGGCGGTCGTCGCACATGGCCCACACCTTGTCCTCGTCGCGCTGGACCAGGACGTCCTCCCACGGCTCGGCCTCGTAGCCATTCTTGAAGTCCTTGGCCTTCTGCCTCCAGTCCGCGCCGCCGTATTTCTTGGTGCCCCGCAGGAACGCCGCCAGGACCTCGGACAAGGACACAAACCGGGACAGCCATGCAGGGGTCTGGAACCCGATGCGCCGCGGCCGATACTCGCGCAGGTAGGCGAACATCTCCTTGCCTGTGACCAGGTCACGGTACTCGCCCATGGCCACGGCGCGATCGCGGTCGTGGTCATCCCACTTGCAGCCCATGTTCTCGCATTCGTACCAGCCGAGCAGCTCGGCCTCGATCTTCTCCGGATCGCGCACGTCCCCCGGCATCTTGAACTGGCTGAAGCGCATCCGCTGGTACGCCCCGCAATGGGGACACCTGACCAGGTAATGGAAGACGACTTGCGCGCTCTGGATCGCCTGCCAGATCTCGCCCTGGGGGATGGTCGGCGAGGAAATTTTGAATATCTTGCGCGACCACTTGTAGGTCCGTGTCCGCTTCTCGCCTAACGAGATGGGGTCGGCTTCCTTTTTCGACGCCACCACCGGGTACTTATCCACCTCGTCGAAGATGATGATCTTGACCGGCTTGTTCGCCAGCGAGGACGGCGATTTCGCCCAGGCCGTGTAGATGGCCATGTGCTGGAGGTTGATGCGCGACGACGAGAAATCGTCCTCGATGCCGGTCAGGAACGAAGATAATCTGGCGCTTGGTTCGATCAGCCCCTTGCGGATCCGCTTGGTGATGTTGTGCTTGGCCGTTTCCCGGTCGGGGTAGACGAGCATGGCCGGGCCGGGATCGCGGTCAATGGCGTAGCCGAGCAGAGTATTGACCGCCTCGGTCTTGCCCACCTGCGGCGCGGCGCACCAGTCCACTTCCTGGACGCCTGGGGCATAGGCCGCGTCGAGAATCCCGGTCACGTAGGGTGCGGTGTCGTTCTTCCACGGACCGGGCAGCGCCGACTCCTCATTGAGGACACGGTGCCTTTCCGCCCACTCGCTCGGAGAAATCCGCCTGCGCTTACGGAGCTGCTGCCTCTCCGCCTTGCATGGATTGATGGTCAGCGTATCGCCGACATGACCGCCAGGAATCCACTTGGGGTCGATGCGAATCTTGCAGTTAGTTATCATCGCCAAGCACCACTTCGATATTCTTCATGCTGGCATACCGTGTCGCAATATCGTCGAACAGGTTGGTCAGCGACCGGATCAGATCTCCCGTCTTCCTGGGATCGCCGCCCGCCAGCTCGACGAACTCCGGCCCACGCTTCTGGATCTCTGATTTG